TCATCATAATACTTTTTACCCTTAGTGACTTGTGCCTCTACATGTCCAAGATCTTGTGTCTTAGAAGGGTTCTTGTAGTTATGTTTGTTCATTGTTAAATTCTCTCAATGCCTCTAACATAATCTCTTTCAACTCTGCCCTTTCTTTATCATCAAAGATTGGCCATACTTTAAAGTTGGCAGGGGGATAAATGGGATTACCGTCAGCATCTTTAGGAAATACATTATCGTTACAATACTGGCCAGGAATGACAGGGCCACTCATACCCTGTGTATCAATCTTACTCATACAATTAACTCTATGAATTCAGAAAGTATTTTCTTATTTAGCTTCTTTGCCCCACAAGACTTTACAAAAGCACGTTTTATCTGACTTTTACTTGCATCTTCTGACACTTCAAACTCACTTTGATTAGAAAGACTACTTGATGATATTCCAAAGTACTTTTTATATCCAGTATTGTCTAGAGAAATTGATCTACGTTTCTTCCACACTTTCATCATATTCTCAACCATATCATAATTATAATCACAATTATTATTAATAAATCTACGAGCACTACTACCTTCCATCAATCTAATTCCTATAAAATTAACACTAGGAAATTTTTCAGATATATTAGTCAATAAAGATTTAGTAACACCAGACCAACCATCAATAGGTCTATATGTTCTACCAAGTTTACGATCTCTTAAAACACATCTATAACCAAAACCAGATCTGCCCATACGTACTTCACCACTATGAGAAGTATACTCTGTAAAATATGATACTGATTGAGATTCTCCATCAGTAAGAATAATGGTATTCAATTTTTCAACACCCTGTTCTTTTTTAAATTTAGGAATAAGATTATGTAATGTTATTATTGATTCATTTAATGGAGTACCAGAAAGACATAATCTAGGAAATGTCATAGGACTTGATGTAAGATGAAATAATTTTCTACAATGATCATCAAAATCTTTAGCACGAGTTTTACTAGATAAAATATTCAACAAATTAAATGCACTCTCAACAGATATTTGATTTGCAATACTTTCTTGATGTAATGATTCTCCATAAGGTATTTGTGGTATTGAATCATCATCACAATTTCTATACCATTCATTAGTAAAAGCATATACTTCAAAAGGTATATTAACTTTTCTACAAAACCAAACTAAATTGAATAATTGTTTTACAGTATCCTCTATAACATTATACATCGATCCAGACCAATCAAGAATGAAGATCAATCCATGATTTTTACCTTCAGGTATTACTGAAATCTTCTTAAAGATATCTTCATTAAATCTATAAGTATGAAGATTTTTTGTATCCAATACTCCAGTCCTAGCAGTAGCAGTACGAGCATAAGAACTAGCAGCTTTCTTACATTCAAATTCTTTAACAAGATAATTAACTTCTTTCTGTGCTGATTTTTTAAAAGTTCTATATTCATCATTTGATTTATCCATACCATGAAATTCAAAATTAGATGCCTTACAAGATTCTATTCTATCATTAATTTTTTTATCAAAATATCCCCAAATAGTTTCAGTAGAAACAATAACACTATCTAAATTAACATCAGGTATTTCCAAATACACAGTCTCAGAAACATTATCACTAATAAGTTCTTCCAATCTATCTTGAAGATTCCTATCAGTTATACCTTCTTCTGGCATCTCAAATTTATTACCACCAGATTCATACTCAGTAGTATCTTCACCTAAATCAGGGCGACCATCATCAGTTCCATTATCACCTTTACCTTTAGAATCATCATCACCATCTTCAGTGTTATCATTATCACCATTATTTAAATCAGAATCTATATAATCAGGTAATTCAGAATCTACATCATCCGATTCTTCTTGTGATATAGATGCATTTTTTTGGGATGTAGTTTTACTATATGAATAGATCTCTTCAGCTATATTACATGCTTCCTCAAAAGTTTCAGTGTTACCAGTCTTCTTAACAAATACCTTTTCCTCATCAGTAAATTGTATATCAACATTTCCTTTGAAGTATAAGTTTATTCTATCAATAAATGCCAAATTCTCAATACCTTCATCTTCAACACCAAAGAAATCTTTTTCATTGAGTTCCCAATAACCACGATAGAAAGACTTAGCTAAGCCAGGAAACTTACGTTTAATTAACTTCTCTATACGTGCATCCTCAGTTACATTGATATATGTTTGAGGTGCTTTAAATTTACTTAGATCCTCATTTGGTGTATACAATGCATGGCCAACTTCATGACCTACCAATAGGTCATAAACATTATTTGATGCCCTATCCCATGTAGGAAGGACTAGAACACGTTTTTCAACATCAAAGGATGCTGTAGATACATTCTTATGTTCTACAATTAAATCCTCTGTAGCCAAGAGTTTTGCAAGTTGATCTTTAATCTCAAGTTTGACGGTCATTGACTTGTTTCGTTATATGGCCATAATACTAGAAAACCTCCCTTTGTGGGAGGTTCGTAGACACTTTAATAACTGTCTGCGTCTTTCTCTTGCAGACCGTAATGCCTGTGGTTTTAACTTTCTTTTGGCCTCCTTCTTACTGTGGTGGCGCCAATTCGGAACTTGCATTGTTCTGTACAACATCCATAATATTTATTGTAGGACACCATCCCAATTTGTAAAGTTCTCTTGTGTCAGCACACAAACTGTCTGGCTCCCCAGGCGTATCTTCCTTAATAGGCAAATTACCTCTTCCCATAGCCCTACCCAACTCCAAAACAGATGTAGTCTGACCAGTACCAATATCAATAGATCCAGTATGATTACTAGGTATAAGACAACAAATAGCACTTACTACATCATTTACATGTATCCAGTCTCTCCTGTGTCTTGTAAGGTACGTGGCAGTGTTTTCCTGAAGCATTCTATACAACATATCAGATCTACTATCATTCTCTGCCCAGACGTTAAAGAACCTCATACCGACACTATCAGGTGGTGCCTGTATTTCATTTACTTTTTTAGTAATTGCATAAGGATTCATCCACCAACCATACACTCCAGCAGAACTAGCATATAAAAGTCTGACATTATTCTCTCTACAATAATCAAATATAGGTTGAGACTTTACTACATTATTTTCCCAGAACTTATCTGGATTCTGAATACTATCTCTAAGTGCTGCAAATGCAGCAAGATGAATTACCACATCAAACTTTGGATTATACAAATCACTATACTCTGCAAAGTTACCTATATCAATTGGAAAATCAATACCAGTAACATCAAAACCCAGTTCGATTAAATGAGAATAAACATGACTACCAATAAAACCATTATGTCCAGTAACTAATACCTTCATGATACTATCCTACTAAATCCTTTAATTTTTTCAAACTGTATTACACTTTCAAATTTTTCAAGAAGAGATTCTTTATGGGAGATAACAAAGATATTAGCATTCTTAACAACAAACCTAATAATCTTAAGGAACTCATCAGTTCCAGATCCATCAAGAGAACTGTCAAATACTTCATCCATAATTAATAGATTTGTATTAGTGGAATTTTTATATGCAGCAACTTCTCTCCATGTGAAAAGAAGTGCAAGGTCAATTCTCATCTTTTCTCCTTCAGAAAATGAGGCATAACAAAAATCTTCATGAATAGGTGACTGTACCTTTTCATTAAACTCTTCATCAAGAGTAAAATTGATATAGAAATCCATCATCTGAAGATATCTATTAACCTGTTTATTAATTAAAGGTAGATACTTCTTGATGATCTTTCTTTTAACACCACCATCCCTCAAAAGATTATAAACATAATCCTTATATTGAATATCATCTTTCTCTTCACCTAATGATTCAAAGGTAGTATTTAACTGTTCACTTAACTTAGCTAATTTCTCATGTTCAGTATTTCTATTCGCAAGTTGATCGGTAAGTCTCTGAATTTCTGATTCCAAATCTCCGATTTGTCGTTGAAGGCCAGAAATCCTTGTATTGTTTTGAGAAATGCCATGTGTAAGTTTAGTAATCTCCTTAGATAATTGGGTAAACTGACGTTCTCGATCCTCTTCTAACTTTATAGTCTCCTCCAGCTCTTTCAAGCCTTCTCTGAGATCCTTTGACTTATTTTGAACGTCAGCAATTTTATTTAACCTAAACGATTCTTCTATAGATTGAGTACAAGTAGGACATACCGTATTACCTGTGAAAAACTTATGTTCTTTAGTAATTGTCGATACTTTTTGAGTAATTTTACCCTTTAAGTTGTTAAGTTTTACTAACTTATCACCAGCCCCAATTACTGCCGATTGTTCCTCCATCAATTCAGCAACAGCAACTTCTTTTAATTCATTATGTTCAATATGAGTATTAACCTCGATACCCAAAAGTTTAATTTTATCTCTATTAGTTTGTATATCATCTCTACCTTTACTCTCTAATTTTCCTATAAAAGACTTCTGCATTTCTACCTTATCAGAGAGACTTTCTTTCTTTAATTCCAATACCTTTATAGACTCTCTAGACTTACGAATCTTATCTTTAACTACACTATTCATAGCCGAGAAGATTTTAATATCAAGCAAATCTTCAATCACTTCTCTACGATGAGTATTACTCAATTGCATAAAAGGAACAAAAGAACTAGACCCTAAAACAACTATTTGTGTAAAAGATTTATAATTTAATTTAAGAATATTATTTTCAAGATACTTCTGTTGATCTGCAGCAGCTGCATTCTGATTCAACATTACACCATCTACCCATATCTCAAATGTATTAGGTTTAATTCCTCTTACAACTTTATATTCTCTAGTACCTACATCAAATTCTATCTCAACGAGACAACCCTTCTCATTAACAGTGTTGACTAATTGGCCTTTAGTAATTTTACGAAATGGTTTATTGAATAAAGAAAAAGTCAATGCATCAAGAACTGTTGATTTTCCAGCTCCATTACCACCTATAATAAGAGTATTATTACTTTTTTCAAAATCAACTTCAGTCCACTGGTTTCCTGTACTCAGGAGATTCTTCCATCTAATTTTTTTAAATCTTATCATAATTTTTAGGGATCAACAAATCATTACCAGAAATTACTACATATGGGTAATCATACGATTCACAAGCGTCTATGGCAACATTATCTTCTACATGTATAACATGTAATTGAGGATACTCTTCTTCAGACATAGACATCATCATAGCATATCTAAGAGCATCATCCTCCTCTTCAAATAAAAACAGAACTTTTTCTCCATCTTCATTCTCTACAGCATAAGCACCATTATCTTCTCTACCTTTTACGGAAAGAATGTACATTACTCAACCTCGCAGGCCTCCATATAAACTTCTTTGATTAACTCTTTTATAATAGTTTTATCAAGTGATAATTCAGAGTCATCAATATATCTATTTAATATACTAATAGTGTCTTCATTTTCTTCTGACTCATATTCTTCAGTATCATAATAACCATTAAAAATAAAATTCTCTACAATCTTTAATTCATGCACGTTTACTCTATAAAACTTATCAAGAAACTTCTCAAACGCCTTTGAATCTGTTTTCTTTCTAATAATTATTTTTACAATCTTATCTTTGTATTTTGTAACATCAATAAGTTGATGTGGAGTATCTTCATAATGAACATAATGAAACATTTTAAATGGATTATCTATTTGAGTTAATTCACATGTATCAGTATCAAATAAATTAAACCCACGAGTATCATCTACATCACTCCAATATATTTCATAAGGATTTCCAAGATATCTTATATTATCTTGATGACTTCTAGTATGATAATGACCAGAGAATACATGATCGAATTTATCATATACATCTCTTTCAGCACCATGATCCATAACAACAAACTTATTAGCATTAAAACCATTAAGTTCTAAATGGCCCATTGCAACCTTACATTTACTTTTCTGTATTACATCATGTGTTTCATCTTCATTCTCTGCATTAATCCAAGGTATTAATAACGTATTTAATTTATCAAGTTTAATTTCTGTAGCTTTATCATAACAAATAATATTACTATACTCTCCTAGTAATAAAGATAAAGCATTAACTTCATTTGTATTCTTATAATATGCAGTATGATTTCCCACTATAGTATGAACCATAATGCCCATATCTCTAATACGATCAAAATAGTGTTTCTTTGCCCAATCTAAAGCCCAGAAATCTATACCTCTTCTATTATCAAAAGTATCACCCATATCAACTATGGTAGTAATACCCTCTTTTTCTATTGTAGGAAAGAAAATCTCATCATAAAATTGTTTAAAATACTCATGAAAATGTTTCGACCCCTTCCGTGCTCCGAAATGTTGGTCTGTTATTATAGCTATTCTCATCAAGTATTATAGCGATAGTTGATATTATCTTTAATTGTATTATAGTCACTTTCCGATCCAGCCATCATACCATCATCAGTAAAGACTTCACTATATCCAGATTTTTCAATTATCTTAGTTTTAATTTCTAATTGTTTCTTTTCTTTTTGTATTCTTCTGAGAAACGCATAATGTATAATCTGCGTAAAGTAAGCAAAAGGATTCGAGGATTTCTCAGGATTAAAATTATTAATGTATTGAACGCAATTTTCGATTCCATCACAAATCATGTCATCCTTAAACATGTAGTTAACAAAGTTTGGTTTGTAAGATAGGTGTGTTGCTATCTTTAAAAAACAAGAACCCAAGTAATTTGTAATACGTGGTTTTGGTTGATCTAATTTCTCTGCTTCTAAAACAGAAAGTTTATATGCAACTATAGCTGCAAGGAACTCCTTGTTATTAACATAGTGTTCAGATCGTCGTCTTTTTGCCATTACAGAATACATAAGAGTTATTTCATAACCATGTCCATATTATAACATTTCTTCATGCGCTTGACAAGCGGTAAGAATATCAGTACAATAACTCTGTCAGAGTTCGAGGGATAGCTTTAAGAACTTTTAAATAAATTCTCTAGAGATTCTCTAGTTTGGGTAACAGTACAAATTAATCCTAGAGATGTAGAAATACCTACTCGGCCAGCGTTAGTTTCATTCTTCTTATTTATAGTTTTTAGCCATCTCTTATAAGTAGATATTTTTTCTTTATCACTTGTCCGTGACCAATAAACAATATGTTTCATTTTTATACAAAAAATATGTTCCTTACTAAGTTCTAACCAAGGATCTATTTTATATAATGCAAATGGACCTTTTCTATTATTTGGTACTTCTCTAATAATACAAGGATCCATAAGAATTAGTTCTTCATTCTCTTCTTCAAATTCTTCTATTTGGGCAAATATTTCTTCACCAGTAATTAATTTTAGTATTGCATATTTGATCATTTTAGCCTCATGTTAATAGGAACTATTTCATAATTAAAATTTTCTTCGTTATATATTTTAACTCTTTCTATAAGATGATTAAGAGTATAATTTTTTCTTGTTCCAGAAGTAGTGTCATCAGCAATATCGTAAAGAGTAGCTTTAGTCTTTGTGTTTCCTTTTCTTAAGACTCTACCGATTGACTGTAGATTCCTAATTCTAGACTTGGAAGGAGAAGCAAAAATGACGTTATGTAAGTTTTTAATATTAATGCCTGTGGAGAAAGTTCCATAAGATGCAACTACAATAGCGTTTGATTCTCTTTCAGTAATTTCTCGTATTTCTTCTCGTTCATCTGCAGCTACACCACCATGAACAAAGAAAACTTTACGTTCCTTTACAGAATTATTTATTAAATTGAAAAGTATCTCTCCGTGGGTTTCTACTCTGCTGTATAATAATAATGTATTGCCTTTTAAATCTAAAGTAAGATTTTTAATAAAATTATTACGTTTTTCATTTTGAATAATAAATTGTACTTCATCTTCATACGTATCAAATTTTTGTGAATCATGTTTTAATAAAAGAATTTTAATATCTAACTTTGCAAGATGACCTTTTTCCATTAATTCATCTGTACGGATTATTTTATATGCAGGGCCAAATAATCCTTCTAATACCCACTTATGAGTTTGTGTACCATCTAATGTTCCAGTAAATCCAAACCTATATTTCGCATCATGCATTTTTGTCATAATACTAATAAGTGATTTGGATTTAAACAAATGAGCTTCATCACCTATTACACATCCAAATCTTCTAAAAAATTTCTTATCTAATTTATAAATGGATTGCCAAGTAGTAATAGTTACTGGCATTATTATATCTTTATCTTTACCAGCATATATTCTATGACAATATTTTTTAGAATCCCATCCATAATCTATAAAATCCTTATACATTTGTTCTACGAGAGAAGTCGTAGGAACAACTAATAATACATCTTCTTTTTTATCCACCATATATCTTACAATGGAATATATCATTAAAGATTTTCCAGAGGCTGTAGGAGATATTAAAAGTTTGCGATTATATTTTAATGCATCATGCACACCAGATATCTGATATGGCCTAGGTTTATATTTGGTAATTACATTCATATAATCTTTAACACCTTCTGGAGATATAAATGCATTCTCCTCAAAAGGTGTACCATAAAATTCACTATCTAAAAATTCATATTCATAATCAGATCTTTTGCAAAATGATATAACTTTATCTAACAGTCCAACATAGATTTCTCCATTAGATTGATTAAACAAACGAATTTTTCCATCCCAATATTTACTACGATACTGAGGCATGAATTTTGCGCCAGGAACCTCGAATGTAAATGCATCCGATAACTCATAATACACATGAGGTTCTTCTGAATCAATTTTTAAATAGACTTCATTCTTTTTCGATATAGTCAAATGTGCCATTCATATTATATCAATCAATTGTATTTATTTAATCCATTTATAGTCAAAATAGGAATCTGCTTCACCATAACTTCCTACTGGTATAATATTAAATGCCAAAGAACGTCTTGATTTATTATGATTGTGAATAAGAACTTGATGACTAACATAACTTGGAAAAAATATTAACATTTTTGGTGTTGGATATATTGTCCAAGACTTACTATTAATTTCATTAAATTCTTTAGGGGTTATAAAAAAATCTGATAACTGATATACAGGACTAGTTAATTCCAATCCACTAGCTTTAGAATAATCATCTTGAAAATAATATACGGCACTATATAAAGAATTTTTATGAAAATGTTGTTGTGAAAATCCACCATTATCTGTATTAGTTATCCATGAAGTTGTTATCATATAATCGTTATCATATTTAAGTACTTCACTAGCATATTTTTTAAATTTTTCAAGTAAAATATCCCTAATTCGTGGATAATATTCCAATACTCTTTTTATATTACCTTTACTATCAGTAATGTTAGTATTATCTGAACTGTATACATTATGCATAAAGTCTTTATGATTATTTAATTCATCAGTATCCTCCTCAACAATTGTAACTATTAATGGTGAAGAAAATAATGGCACAATTTGAAATTGATTTTCCATTTAATCATAACCCCTAATGAATTTTTGCCATTCAATAGCATTCTTAATTTGAAATGTTCTGTTCTGAACAGTTTTTATAATATTCTCAAGATAATCTATCATAGTATCATAGTACTCAACTTTAAGTTCAGCATCTGTTAGTCTTTTATCTGCATCAAGATATCTTTGTATTGCATCTTTCTCCCTTACTTTATAATGAAATGGTTCTTTTTCATATACTTCTGGTTCTGATTTACCAGAATAGTATAAATATCTTTCTTGCAGAACTGATTGATATATCTTCTTAGCTTTTGCTCGGAGAAGTCTCAAATCATTAAAGAGTTGATAATATTTTGCATGTAATGAAGGCACCACCAATGAAGCGGTATGCAATTCATCAGGATCAATCTGGGAATCTTTCTCCCACATTGATTGAATTGTCTCAAGGTTCATACTTCTTTGAAGTCTTTATCTAATAGTTGGAAAATTTGATACTTAAATAGTACCTGTGCTGTAAAGTAATTTATATCTGTATTAGTTGCGTCAAAATCTAAGGCAGATAAACTAACAGGGAACAACCCTTCTAGTTTAACATAAGATTGTGGTCTTAGGTTACTATTTAATATTTGTAACGTACCATCAGAATATTCTGCATATGGATTATCTTTTTCTGCAATGCCAGGATAAAATATATCTTCTTTCTTCATATCAGTAAAGTCTTTTTGACTATTAGGATATCCCAAACCAATCATCCATTTATATATTTCCTTATAATTAGCCATCTCTTCATCAACAATAAAACTAATACGAAATTCATCGTAAACTAATTTATCGCCTGGTAACTCCAAATCTTTATATGGATTTGATTGTACTGCAGTACCTAGTGTTATGCCTGGCAAATTAGCTCTGGTTGATAAAAAATCTACCTTTGGGCATTTATTGATCTTCAATTTAAAACCAACAGGAGATAAAAAATTTCTATTTGATACCTGTTGTAAAGATGGATTAATAGCCATTATACATATTTTCTTTTATTTATCACTCCTCAATCATATAATACATCATAGTCATCCAAAAAGTAATGAATATACCAACACCACTAAGTATCATTAGAACCATTTTAAAAGTCTCAAAATAATCAAACATCTTTCGTAATATTTCTTCACAAATATTTATACAAAAAAAGAGGGGTGATTAAACCCCTAATGCTTTTTCCAAAACTGAATTGTATTTGGGTCTATGTTTATATTCTTTGGCAACTTCATCCCAACCACGACCAACTTTAGTGCCTGTTTCATCTTCCATATACTTATCAATCCAGTATAAAATATATGAAACAGTACGATCCATATTATCCCAACGAGTATCTCTACAAATACTAGTATCCTTAAAGAACTTTCCAGTTTTCCACTCTTCAGTGATATGAGTAACACCATCCCATTCTGTACCCATTGTGTTACCTTTTTCTTGTTCAATCAATTTCCATGCTTGAATAAGTTTTTGGTTCTTAGGTCCATAGTGACGTAAACTCATAAGAGCAGCAGTAATAAATGGTTGACACCACTTATCTTTTTTAGTCATCAACTTATCAAGTGATTGTAGACAACCATTGATCATCCAATAAGAAAGTTGATCTCGTAAGTATTCTGAACCTTTGATGTTTGTTTGATTCCATGCAGTTGGTTTTGCAAGATGACATGCCTTATTCATTCCAGAAAGAATTTGCCCTGCTATCAGTTTATCTGATGTTGGAACATAATCATAAAATCCTGTAAGAATACCATATACCTTTTGCTGATTCTTTTCAGTAGCTTCAGCAGAATCAAAGCAATCATATGCTGCTTTAATCTGATCTAAATCTTCATAGTCATATATGATTGCTACTAATTTTTCTGGAAGATAATCAGATCCTTCCTGTTCCCAATTCATTGCACGAGTGTTGCCATCATTTCTGAACATCATACCTTTAGGATATAATTTTCCAGCAACCTCACAATCTTTTGTAAGTCTAACTAAATGAACAATGCAATGTTCTGGTCTTACATTCTTTAAATACTTTCTTGCCTTACCCAATCTTGCCTCTGTATTTCTCTGACAAGGAACTTCTGGTAAGTTCAAAAATTCTTGCAACGAATAGTCGCTATTTACTGAAATATTTCCAGTAAAATCTTTAGTTTGCATTTTTTTAACCTATAATAATCCACTCACATAACATCAACCCTAAAGAAGATGGCACCTTTATGAAGATAACTCCATGCGGTACGGCGTTTGTGGTTTAACCTCAATATTATACACTAAAACAAAAAAAAGTCAACCCCCGAAGGAGTTGACTTTGAAAATATATAAGCGTCTCGCTTACATTAGGTTAGTAACCTTAACTCTTCTGTAGTAACGGTTAGCGTTCTTTGTAAGAGCTCCTAATCCCTGAGTTGTTCCTTCAGCAAATGGGTTGGCAACCATACCATATCTGGTCTTGAAGCCGATCTTAGGCTGGAAGGAGTTCTCTCCCACAGCACGGACCATTTGTAGAGGCACGTAAGGACAATAGAATAGTCCAGCGTCATAAGGAGAAGATCCCTTATATCCAACTACGTAGAAGTGATTAGCCTCACCGCCACCTGAAGCAGCATAAGGATCGATGTATACACGATACTTACCATTGATTGTACCAGCAAATGTGTTACCAGTGTCATCAACGTTCAAGTTAGC